TCGGTACATCGCAATTTACTGATTCATACGGCTTTTACAAGATATTTCCAGTTCGTTACGATCACATTTCCACCTTGTTAATTTCCTGTTCTGCAAATCCAACCCAAATTGAGGACAAAAAAAACCCCACCTTTCGATGGGGGAAGACAGGGATGGTGATCTAAATCCCCACTTAACAAAAGGAAATAAAAGGATTTATTTCTTTCAATGTCCACACATTGACCACATTGAGATATCGCTTTAAAAGCAGAAAGCCCCGTTCGCGGGGCTTTTTCATGCTACATCAGGAAGGTTTGTTGACCGTGTGAAGTGGGATGAGGCAACACTGCGTTGATATGTCCCGGCTTCATAATTGAGCCGTCGAATGACTCCATCGTCTTAAACGTATGGCCACAATTTATGTTCTGGCACTGGTTATAACGCTCCTTGGTGTTCTCACTCAGGTAACGGCTGGAACGGGTATGTGCAGCGTATTTGCAGATTGGACAATGGAACATGATCACCACCTCAAGGAATCACTTTAAGATGCGTTTATTTTAATCTATAAATTCAATTAAAACAAACAGTTAACTAATTAATTCATCATTCTTCCTGCGTGTCAAACTCCACATCTGAAAGCCTTACCTCGAGGTCTAGGGACGTCGTGTAGCCACTATTGCTGAGTGAGTGAACCACCTTAGTGATAATCCATGACTGGTCGTCTATGACGCGCTTAAACCCTTTAACCTGCACCGGCGTTTCGGGGTATAAATCCGCGCGCCCCATAGCCAGATTAATGGAGAATTCGGCCACCCCACGTTGCAACTTATCCCACTTCGCCGCTGCTGCGCGCATGGCCTGCGCCTTGCTGGCGTAGGTGGTAGTCAGTGCAAACACGTTATCCGCTTCGCCTGCCATGTATTCACCCTCTTTTTCTTCTGGCTTGGCCGCTGCTTTTTTGGCGGTTGCGGCTGGCTTGGCCTTGGGGTGTTGCAGGGCGCGCAGTTGTTTAAACTTGGGCTTTCGCTGGATTTTGACCTTTTGCTTTTTCGGCTTAGGGTCTTTGGTGTGCAGCCATTTAGCCGTTACGCCGGTGTATGCGCCCCGGTCAGCGATAGCAAACTGATGCCGGTCACCGTCTGCACGCTCAATCGTCATGGTCGGTATGGGCTTGCCGCTGGCGGTAGTGCCGCTTCCCGCTTTCAGAAAAAGTAACTTACCGGCTTTCACCGAAACATCAGCCCCGTTGCGAGTGGCCAGACGGGTTAAAAACTTGGCGTCAGATTCCTGAGACTGATCGATGTGCGGAATACTGATGGCGTTTAATTGCGTGGCTACGCTGGCCGTCAGCTTATTGCGCGCGGCGATTTGCTCCACCACCTGACCGAGCGTAGTGTCGTGGTAAGACATTTCCCGCCGTGAGTTCAGGGTGCCGCGAAAGTCAGCACTGCGCGCCCGGATGGTCAGCGTATCCGGCGCGCCACGGTGTTCAACTTCATCAACCGTAAATTGCCCCTTACCGAGCAGCGCCGCTCCCTGCCAGCCCAAGAACAGGGAGAGCACCGCGCCACGCGCAGGCATCTCCACCTGACCGTCGCTGTCATCAAGCTCAATGTCGAGCTGGTCAGCTTCAAACCCCCTGTTATCCGTGAGCGTCAGAGATAACAGCCGGGCGCTGATATCTTTCGTAATGTCATTACCCGCCTGCGTCAGCATAAACGCCGGTGCCAGTTTCGCCCCGGCATCGAGTGTCATACCCGTTATCATGACCACACCCCCTGCACCGCCGAGCTGGCTTTATTCAGCAATCCCTCAGCCTGCGCCTGTAAGTCACCAAACATGGAGGTCAGGGACTCATCCACACGGGTGAGCGTCAGCGTAAATTCAATGCTTCGCGCGCTGCCGTCGGCAAAGAATTCACTGCGGGTTTCACTGAGGCTTTCCACAACAAACATGCCATAAATGGTGCCGGAGCCCTCCAACAGAGGCCACGCTTTGCCCTCATCGGCCATCTGGTTGAGTACCAGCAGTGACATGCGTCCGCCGGTGATTTCCGGCATCAGCACCCCTGACAGGGTAATTTTTTCCTCATTCACACCGAGAAATTGCAGCGCGGGACGCTGGCCAACACGGCTGTTTGACGGCCAGCGGTAATCAACATTGCGTTGCAGGCTCTGATAAGGGACGGTCTGAAGCTGAAACACAAATAATCCGAGCGTTAACATCATGCGTAAAACCCTCTTAATCATGCCCCATGCGGGCGCGAGCCTCAGCGCGGCGCTGCCTTTCCCGTGCGTCCAGCGCGTCAATCACTTGGCGGCTGGTATCCTGTGCGCCCATACCGGCACCGACGGAAATCTGATAACTGTTTTTGCTGTTGTCGGTGTAAGAACGTCCACCACCCGCCGACACCGGCACGTAGCCGTAACTGAATCCAAAATTACCGCCCGGCGGCTGATACTCCGCCGCATTACCGGCATCAGATTTTGAACGCTGCTCCGCTTTGTCAGCATTTTTGTCGAGGTTGTCAGACTCTTTCTTCACTACGCCGAGTTTTTCCAGCAGCCAAACCACGCCCCTACGCAGCTTATTGGCCACCTGCAATGGCGCGGTAAGTGCATTTGCCACAGCATGACCAAACGACACCCCCGCATCTTTACAACTATCGAGGGTTTCCTTGGTTGATTTCACTGGCTGAATCAGGTCTTTAAACCACTGCCACACGATCTTGAGCTTATCCCCAAGCCATTCAAAAACCGGCTTCAACGGCGCAAACATTTCTTTCACCGGCTCAAACGCAATACCCAACCCTTCTATCACGCCACTGAAAAAGGCGCTGATAGGCTCCCAGTATTTACGGATAAGCAGAGCCGCAGCGACAAACAGCGCGCCGATGGCCAGCACCGGCCAGGTTATTGCGCCCAGCGCAGTGACAATGGCCGTTCCCGCCGCGCTGAATATCACCCCGAGCGTACCGGCGACGGCGATAATCGCATTAATGCCTGCGATAACTGGCCACGCGATAAGACCAATTCCGCCCAGCACACCAATAATGGCCAGCGCACCGGTGGTCAGCGCAAAGAGCGTTTTTGTCAGCTCAGGATTGGCCTTAGCCCATGCCCCCATTTTCCCTAACCACTCGGTGGCCGAGGTGGTCAGGCGGCGCAAGGTACTATCCTGTTTCTCGAAAACCTCAATCTGTAAGTCTTCCCATGCCGACGCGAGATTTTTTAAATCGCCGTCGAGGTTGTCGGTCTGGACTTTGGCGATACGCTCCGTGGTGCCCGCAGAATCTTTAATCGCGCTTTGCTTCTCGGCAAGGTTGCCGTTACCCGCAGCGGCCACCAGCTTGACCGCGCCCTTCATGGCCTCCTCACCAAAAATAACTTTCAGGTATTCAGCCTGCTGTGCGGTGCCGAGTTTGTTCTTTTTAAAAGACCGGTCAATCGACTGGAGGATCCCCACCACCGGCAGCATGTTGCCTTTTGTGTCTCGGGTTTTAATACCCAGCTCATTGAGCGCCGCAGGAGCCTGTCCAACGGGGGCTTGCAGGCGGCTGAAAATAGCGCTTGCCCCCGTACCGGCCATCGAGCCCTTAATCCCGTTATCCGCCATCACGCCGAGCATGGCCGTCGTGTCTTCAATGCTGGCACCCGCCGCCTCAGCAATGGGCGCCACATATTTCATCGCCTCGCCAAGCTCAATCAGCCCGGTATTTGACGAGGTAAATCCCTTGGTCATCACGTCCGCTACGCGCTGAATTTCTGTGGTCGGCAGGTTAAAAGCCGATTGCATATTGGTGATGATGTCGGCGGCTTCGGCAATGTCCACATCCGCCGCAAGGCTCAGGTTAACGGTAGATCCCGTTGCGGCCAGCACTGAGTCGGCGTCATAGCCCGAGCGGGCAAGCGTGGTCTGCGTGCGGGCAACGTCACCCGGAGAAAACGCCGTTGTCGCGCCGATATCACGCGCCTGCTTACGAATTTGGCCGAGTTTCTCATCGCCCTTATCAAGGCCAAGGATGGCCTGCGTGCCTGACATCTGTTTATCAAAACCAATGCCCGGCGCGATAAACCGGGCTTCCCCATACAGCCCGGCGGCGGCCACACCGACACCAGCCATGCCCGCCCCGCCCGCACCGGCGGCTAACTGCTTGCCGGAGTCATAGCGCTTTTTTACCGTACTGAGTCTGGCCTGCTGCGCACTGACGCGGGCGAGCGCATCGCGCTGACGGTTGAGCTGTGCCGTAGTCTCACTGACTGAGGTTTTCAGGCGGCGCTCATCGGCTGACAGCGTGCGCGTATTGATCCCAGCCTGCGCCAATTCCTGACGCTGACGCTGCACCGATTGCCGCAATCCGTTGTATTTAATTTGCAGGTCAGACGCGGCGCGCTTGGCATCTTCCAGCGCCTTGGCCTGTGCCCGCGTTGGATTGGTGGTGTTTTTAAACTGGACAGCCAGCGCGGCGGCTTCCTGTTTTGCATTTTTGAGAGACTGGCCGGTAACGGCAAGCTGACCACTCGTTTTACGAAAACCCTCAATACGTCCGGCTTGGGCGTTCAGGGATTTGAGGGAGTTTTGGGTATTTCGGATATCCCCGGACAGCGATTTACTCGCTGTCTGAATGGATTTAAACGGGCGACTTGCTTGGTCAACGGCCTTGAGCAGAACCTGCAACTTAACGTTACTCATTGGCGTGTCCACTTCGTTCGATTGCCTTTGCGCGCCATTGTGCGAGCTCGGCGGGGCTCATCGGATAGAGCTCTGACGGTGGCCAGTGAAAGACCACCGCCACGTCAGCCATCAGGTCATCTACCCCAAAGCGGGGCGGGAACGTCAGTGTTCCGAATTCGGCGATAAAAAACCAATCACCTTGCCCGCCAGCGCCACAAGGTCTGGCAGTTCCAGCGCGTTGCATTCTTCTTTTGTCAGGCTCGGGTATGTGATGCGAGGCAGTACCACCAGCAGCGCATCAACCTGCGCATTAGCCACGTCAGCCAGACCGACGCCGCGCAATGCTCCGGCAGTGGGACGGATAACCGTCACCGAATCAATCAGGGTTTCGCCGCGTTTGATGGGTTTATCCAGCGTCACGACGTTGGTGTTTTCGTCGGCGGTAGTCAGGTCTTTATTGCTCATCAGATTATCTCCACATCAGGTTAAGGGCGTGGCCAGCGGTTACCGGCCACGCGGTAATTACAGGCCGATATTGCGGCGGTGTTTTTCCAGCATGTCGGTGCCGTTGACGATTTCGACCATGTTCACGGTGTCGATTTCAATTAGGGTGCTCCCGTCAATCACCAGCTTGTAATAGCTGCACTGCGTGGTGATTTTGCTTTCGATGTCTTCGCCCTGTTTCATGTCGCCGGTATCGATTTCTTTGTGGCGACCCCGCATGACGATTTCCACGGCGGAGGTGTCGCCAGTGTCGTCGCGCTGGAAAGAACCGGCAAAACGCAGCGGCACATCAGCCGCACCGGAGGCGGCATACTGCGCCCACAGGGCACTGTCCGGGAGTCCGCCCATTGACCACTCAACGGTCAGCGCGTCATCGTCCAGACCAAAATCCACCGCAGCGGAGCCGTTCATGCCGCCGCCGCGATAGTTCTCCAGCTTGCGGGTCAGCTTCGGCAACGTGACCGACTGCACGAGACCCATGTAACTCAGACCGTCGTTAAACAGGTTGAGGTATTTCAGTTTGCGAGGAAGTGCCATGGTGAATGCCCTTAGCTGTTAATGGATGCGGCCAGATTGACGAGGTAGGTGGCAGTGATGCGCTGACGCAGGGTCAGACTTTCCAGCGGCGGCACCGGCGTGTAGTCATAATCAACGTAAAGTTTCCCGGCTTTCAGGGTGTCTTTATCGTTCGCCGATTCATCAAACCAGCAGTTGCCGTCAATGATGTAGCCGTTCGATTTGAGCTCACGGAATTTGGCGTTGATGCCGTCGATGATGTCGCGGATAAGCGTTGCGGTCATCGGCTTGTCCACCGCCCACATATGCGCCTCGGCCATCGTGTCAGCCAGCACCTGCGCGGTGCGGGTGTAGTTCTCAAACTGGAAAAGCGGGTCATCAGAACAGGTACGGTTACCCCAAAAGCGGAAGCCGTCTTTGCGTACCAGCGTCGTGACACCGGCCTCATTGAGCAGGTCAGCATCGGTGCCCGCTGCCTGCAAATCCCAAAACACCGAAGCGCTGATGCCGGTCACGCCATTAACGCCAACGTTTGACAGGGTTTTATGCCAGCCGGTTTCTTGGTCGATTTTAGCGCGCAGCCCTAACGCGCGCGCCGTGGCGTAAGCGGTAGAGCTGGCGTTTGCCGTGGTGTTCCAAGAAATAAAATCAGGCCAGATAAGCATCAGTTCACGCTGGCTGAAATTATCACGGTACTTAATGGCATCAGAGAGCGTTTTGCATTCCCACGCGCTGATATAACCGAACGCGCGCAGCGACTGGCAGACCGTGGCCAGCGCCGTGGCCACTTCCTGAGAGTCCAGACCCGGCACACCGAGAATGCGCGGTTTTACACCGGTGTCCGCCTCGGCAGTGAGCAGGGCTTTCAGGCCGGTATATTTACCGTCGGCACCGGCACCGCCGAGGATATTAGAGAGGGTCTCGGCGGCGGCGGCTTCCGCATCTTCGTTTTCTGATTCCGCCACGCGCACCACGACGGTGACCGGTTTGCACTGATCGCCAATGGCCGTCAGCGCCGGTAACAGGGTGCCGGTTTTTCCCGCCTTGCCCTGCGCGGCGATCACATCGGTGATAAGTACCGGCGTATTGAGGGGAAAGACTTTTTCGTCAGCATCGTTGGCCGTGCAGACCATGCCAATAATGGCCGTGGATACGGTGGTAATGACGCGCGTTCCGTCGTTAATTTCGACGACCTGCACGCCGTGGTGAAAATCACTCATCGGCTTAACTCCGTTAAAATAGGCAAGGTAATTTTGTTGTTTAACGGCGGTCAGGGCGAGGGGTGAACGTTGGGAGGGTGTCAGTACAACAGACGAAAAAAAGCCCCTTTCGGGGCAGTGATTTATTCAGGCAACTGAGGCCAGTCGATATCAGACACTAAAGATAAATCGAGCCGGTTGAGGGCAACGCGGTATTTTTTCCAGTCTTTAAGCTTTGCGATTTCATCATCCGTTGCATCCTCAATATCAACAGCATCTTGCAAGGGCGCAATGGCGAGGTTTGCTTTTGTCATGAGCCGAGAGAGTGTGGCTACCGCATCGGCCTTTAACTCCTCAATCGTCGGTGCAGGGATATCCGCCCAGACCGGCAAACCATCCCCACCTGCAACCCGCATTTTCCCCTCTGGCGGGGGGAGGGTTTGGTATTCACGGTATACGACATCACTTACCGCAATACCATCATCAGGCCAGCTTCCTGCATCGTCGTACACTTCCCGCAGCTCTCGCGGATAAAAGCCGTTGGTGAGCGGGCTGTAAACATAAAGACTCATGGTGATTGCGCTGTAATAGTTGCTCATTTTATCCCCTTACCAGCCGGTGGCTTCCCAGTAACTGCCTGCGCTGTCCTGCCCGCAGGTGAAGCCGACGTTGTTAATAATCTGCGCCGTGCCGAAGTTGTCGTTGAACGTCCCACCACCGCCATTGATTGCGGTTACCTGAACATTGACGCAGGTGCTCGGAAAGGGAATGGGGAAATTTACCGTTGACCAGCCGCGACTCCCTTTGTTGACGACGCCCCACTGCTTAATCATGCCGGTATCACCACACCGCCACCAGCCACCGCCGAGATTGGCGGTATTGGTATTGACCGGTTGCCGGTTGTTGGGACTGAAAACCCGCTGCCCCATTTCGTTCACCGTGCCGGACGTATTGCTGTCGCCGTTGCCGGACAGGGTCATCTCACCGGTTTGTACCGTATTGCCTTGGTTGACGATGCGGAATTTGAACCCACCCACGCCGCCGCCCCGGTTGTTCACAAAGTTAGACTCACCCTGACCGCCGCTTTCGTTCCAGCCTAAATACGTCCCTTGCCCGTTGCCGGGCTGTGGGATGGTTATCGCCCGGAGAAAATTCGCCGTGACGCTACCGTTGACATCACCGCCCACGCGGGGAAATGCGCCAACATTGTCGGCATTCAGCGCGATATCTTTCGTACCGTCAAACGCCACACCGGCAATCTTTCGCGCCGTGGCTAATTTAGTTGCCGCCACCGCAGTGCCAGCGGCCGGGAGTGCGCCAACGTCGGCCGCAGTAGGTTTATTATTTGGACTGTATACTTCGACCCATGCAGACCACGGACCATCTGCACCGTTCCATACGCCGGTAGCTGCTCGGGTAAACTGTCGGCCATTATTGTTAAAGGCTATCTGCTGTGTCGCATTCGGACCCCACGTCACGAAAATGACACCAACAAAACCGTTCATCGGATAACCTTTGTCCGTGGTCGCGGCGGCGGCACCGGGCACACCGTAATGCCCGAACATTGCACTGCCGCGAAGAGTGTTTGGGGAGTCTGTCGCGGTTAAGTTAGCGCGGATTTTAAACGCCGTGGCGATTTCATCAGCCAGTGCTTTTTCGCTGGCGGCGCTTTGTGACGCTGTCCACGCGCCTACATCTGCCGCCGTGGGTTTGTTATTCGCGCTGTACGTTGGCACCCACTCTTTCCAAGGACCATCTACACCGTTCCAGTCAGCAGACAGCCCTCGATTCCAGATATTGCCCGTAAACGTGACGTACATCTGCTGACAGCCGTAGGCGCTCGGCGTGACATACAGCGTGCCTGCGATACCCTGCGGATAGTGCAACGCCGCCGTGGCGTTGGCATTTTTAGGCTGCGCGTACAGGGCGGCATTTCCGGCTCCGCTGGCAAAGCCCAGAGTATTGATATCCGTGGTTGTCAGGATGGCCGAAGGCACCGTGACGGAATTCACCGCGCTGACTTGCACCCAGTCACGCCATGGTCCGTCAGTCCCATTCCACGAAGCATTTAACGCCCGAGTCCACACCATGCCGGTGTTTTGGACGGTATAACGCTGCAATACACCGCCTGTCCATGATGCAGGCATGACTTCAAGTAACCCCGCAGCCTGTGAGCCTGCGGGATAGCCATTGGCGACGGTGGCACTGGCTCCTGTGCTTTGCACATAAAGACCAATCTTTTCCAAATTAAGCGTGTTGATGTTGGTCGCGCCCAAGACCGTCGTGATAACGGGCAGCGCCCCAACATCCGCAGCGGTGAGATTCTGGTCTGCGCTTAACGCCTTGCCGTTAATTTTACGGGCGGAAGGTACGCGGGTGTTGGCGTTGTCATTGGCCGCTTTCACCGCCTTTGGCGTCGCCGCCAGCGTTTCGCTGGTACTGCTGACCGAGCTGTTAAGCTGCACAAAACCTTTTGCCGTCAGCGTGCCGTCGGGATGGTTACGGGATTTTTCATGTGCGGCCAGCTTATCGTCAACATAATCTTTCGTGGCCATCACCGTAGAGCCGTCAATGCTCAGCGCAATAGACTCAATTTCGCTGACGATGAGCACCATGCGCAGCGTCTGTAACCGGCCTGATCCCTCGGCCAGTTGCGGTTTATAGCTTTCGGCCATATTACTGACAGCTATCAGCACGCCGTCTGCATCGTATAAGCCCATTTCACGCATCCAGAAGCCGCCGACATCAGGCTGAATAACCAACTCGGCCACCAGATAATGACTGTTTTTGGCATCGATGCTCAGCCGGTTGAGATTGGCGCGATAGACTTCATTAACAAGCTTGGTCTGTTTGGGGTCAGGCGTCGGGAGTTTTCCGCCCCCGTCACCGACGGCCATGCGCGTGATGTTGACCTGCGTTCCGCCTGCCGTGGCGGCGGCGATTTTGGCCGCTCCGGCGGTAGTCAGTAATGCTTTATAAGTCGCCATAAGTTTTCCTCTGCTTAGGCCGGATAAACGGTGATGACGTCGCCGTCGTAAGAAAGCGCGCCGACAAAAATGTGTCCGGGGATATCCTGAATGATGGTCAGCGTCTCAAGGTGGCGGCTGGCGGGTTTGGCATCCGCAATGAGCCTCTCCATCTCCTGATACATTTCTTCGGTGATACCGCTTTCCAGCACACCGATATCGAGGCGAAACGTGCCGGGCGGGCTGTTGGTTTCCCACCACTCAGAAATGTTGATGACGTACCCCAGCGGCTCAACCACCCGGCGGATCGCGCTGATAGTGCCTTTATGGGTATGGATGAAATAAGCCGACTGGATCACCCCGCGTTTCGTTGCCTCCGGCCAACTTTCGTCCCACCGGTCAACCGAAAACGCCCACGCCAGATAGGGTAAAAACTTCGCCGGGCAGGTCTGCGGGTTCCATAAATCGCGCAGCGGGACGGGGACAGCGGTCAGCGCAGCGCAGGCCGCAGCGGCGGCAACCTCCAGCGGCGAGGAGCCCACAGGTAACAGGCGCGCATTACTCATCGGTGCCCCCGATAGTGATTGAGGACTCAGTGCAATAAGACGCCTGCGTATCATCCAGCACGATATCGGCCAGCGGCTGCGTGAGCTCGACACGCTGCACACCTTCAACATGCAGCGCGGCATAGATAGCCGAAAGACGAATATCCCGCCCGAGCCGGTGCTGTGCCAGCGTGTAGGCGTTAAGCTTATCGGCTGCGGCCAGCCTGACGGGCTCTAATTCCGGTCCCGGATAAACATAGAGCTTGGCGGCAATCTGATAAGGGATAATCTGCGCTGACTGCACGGTCACGCGGTCAGCCACCGGGCGCACGTCTTCGGCATTAAGTGCTTTGTTCACAATCGCGATAAGCTCTGTGCTGGCCGTGCCGTCACCCTCACGCGAAAGCACAGAAATAGTCACATTGGCTGGTTCCGGGCTAATCACCGACACATCCGCCACCCGACCATCAGCACTGCGGCCATGAAACTGATAAGCGCCCGTTGAACCGGCCACGCTCAGCCCCTCGAAAGCCTGCTGAATACGCACACGGAAATCCCCGTCACTTTCCAGCACCTCGATAACCGGCGGCAGCACCGAATCATCAGCCTCCGTGATAACCAGACGTGCAACGTTATAATTTGCACCGAGCTGGTCGAGGTCAGCGCCGTTGGCGTAGGCCAGCATATTGGCGCGCGCCGCCTCGTTTACCCGCTGCCGTAAAATCACCTCACGGTAAGCGTTTTCCTGCAACAGCTTGACGATAGGCTCAGATTCCAGCGCTAAGGTGCGGGCGACGGCCTCCCGTTCGCTTTCGTCATAGAGTGACAGCAACGTGGCTTTGCGTTCTTCAAACAGAGTTTCATAGTCCAGTTCCTCGACCACATCCGGCGCGGGGAGCAGACTTAAATCAATCGTGGCCATAGCGTTAACTCAGTTGGATGGAAGAAGAGAAACCGCCGGGGGAATCGTTACGGTTGCCGGTAATGTTGACCACCATTTCCCCGGTATAAGTGGTTTCAAAAGTGATGCCGGTCAGGCTGACGCGGGGCTCCCAGCGGAGGATCGCCGAATAACACGCCGCCATGATTTGCAGCCGCAGCGCCGCGTTTTGCGGCTGGTCGGTCAGAGCGGAAAGCAGCGAACCATAATTTCGGCGCATGACCCGTGAGCCTATGGGCGTTCTCAGAATGTCGCTCACCGACTGGTTGATGTGCGCCATATCTTCAACCGCGCGCCCTGAGTGGCGGGACATGCCGAGATATTTCGCATTAGTCATCAGAGTGATGCACCGCAACCAGCGCCCCAACAAACAAGAACCAGCCCCAGCCCGATGCACCACCCATGGCCAGCGCTACAGCGCCCCCCATGCAAATGGCTGAGGGGGTTTGTTCAATGCAAAACCGCATAATATTTTTCATAACGAATCTCCGGTTTAGTTAGGTTTGGCCGTATTGCCGCCGCCGGTCTGAACACCTCCGTGTGTATGGGTATCCACCTGCACACCGTTGGAGGTAAACGCGCCGCCGCTGTGCGCAATATTGCCGTTCATCGCACCGCCTTTTTTCACTTCTAATGAGCCGGTGGTCAGCTTGTTAGTGCAGACGACCTCAGGCGTATCAAGGGTGATTTTGCTGCTGGCCGTGACGGTGACATTCGGCGCGGTGGCACTGATTGACGTTGCGGCGGAAATTTCAGCAGTCTGAATACCGCTGACGGTCAGCGCACCGGTCTCCGGCTCGTACTCCAGCACCGCACCGTCAGAAAAACTGATGTGATACGCCTGCGGTGATGCTGACGGCGCGGGAAAGTCATCGCTGTAAATAGCGGGCAAAACAAATCCGGTATCGAGCTCACCACCAAGGGAAAGCAGCAAAACCTGCTCACCTACCGCAGGAGCCCACCAAGTCCGCGAACCACCGGCGCGGGACGTTAGCCAATGCAGCCAGTCCGTCACAAGTTCACCGGACTGGACGCGGCAGACACCCAGCGTTGTATTCACTTCGGCAACTACGCCAATGCGGATAATGTCGCGCACAGCGCGCGCGAGTTCGGAAAGGGTTTCGAGTGTTTTCATGAGGAAAGGATGCCGCCGGAGGACTCCAGCGACAATGCGGGGACGTAGGATAGTGATCTACACAACCGGATAATTAATCAGAATATACTTTCTTGATTATTTCCCATCCTTCATTTTTTGCAGACTGTTCGTTATCAAACTCTTTATTAAAAAAGAAGAAAAAAGCCAATCCAACTTGGGGTAACTCAATAAATAAAAATCCATCAACCTTATGAAAGAAATAAAAACTTTTATTCGTTGTGTGAAAAACAATTAAAGAATTGTGTTTTCCTTGTTTCTTTTTTTTTATCAATTCCTTTCGGGCTCTCCTTAACATTCCAAATGTTTTAAAAGGCGTGGTATCAATATCTCCTCTTAGCATAGCTATAGGTACTTCAGATAAAAATGGAATAAAATCGTAATTTTTGTGCCTGAGAAATTTTCTTCTAAGATCCATAAGCTGCAATTTATATCCAAGTGACTGCAACCACCATATGATGCAATCGATATCCGTACTGGAGAAATTATTAATATCTCCCTCTGCAAATAGCCTTTTTAAGTAGTCCTCTAACGAGCTAAGTAAAACCGAGTTACAATCCCGACACGCTGGAACTGTAAGCTGCATGTAACTCTGACCCTGTTCATTTGTTTTGTTAATAAGGGTCTGTTCAGACTTACTTTGAAATGCCCATTGAGGAATAACATGTTCTTTAGTCAAATCATCTTTACTGCCACAAAAGAAACAAATATTACAGTTGTGATCTTTTATTAATTCATCCATCACGACTCTTTGACTTGCTTTGATTTTATTTCGCAAAACCCTCTGTTTTACATGCATTTAAACATATCCTAATCAATATTTTTCTCTAAATATATTATTACCTCACGTTCGACCAACTGTATAGCATATTGATCCCATCCTAATAACGGGCGGGCATTATACTGCACCGGTGTGCTATGTTTGTTCGGTTTATCGGATAATCCTTCCTGATGAATGCGCGCAATCTTCTGCACCTTCCCCGCAAATTCGACCACCGCAGCCTCACTGCTGCCTTTCGTCTTGAGATATCGAGCAGTGCGCAGTTTTGCGAACATTTCCCGCTTTACCCTGCCCTTTTTACCTCTGACTGGCTGACGCTTACGTGCTGCATAAGGAGTACCGTCCGGGGCTTTTTGTCGCTTGATGCGCTGCTGCTGGCTGGCACGCAGTTTTTTAGCAATCTCTGCGGCCATCTTGCGACGGCCTGCCGGTGACAGACTGGCCAGGAGCCCGGATAACTTATCGTCAAAAGGCTTGAGCTCATTCATCCCATTGACTCACCAGCTCACCGTGAATATAAAGCTCCATGGGACGCGCTACAGGCTCCGGCAAAGGTGGTTCATCCAATGGCGTCACGTTGAGCCTGCGGTCAGCTTCTTTCACGATAGTGCGCTCTGTCAGTCGCAGGCTCATACGGACATCACTTGAATCATCGCTGTTAATATCCGCCACGTAGGTGAATCCACTTTTCCGCCCTTCATCCGTGGCCATAATGTCCGGCTGATGTTCCCGCAGCCATGCATTGACCGGCACAATCAGCAGGTTGATATCACCGCTGTAATCCGTCACGACAATATCCAGCGTGTAGCGGTTCTCGAAGGATAACGACGCGGCCAACGTGGCGTTAATAACGCCGCCGTCCACAAACATGTGCAACATGTCCGGGTTATCACGCAGCAACGGCACGGATTTAAAGAGCGCCTTTTTCAGGCTGGCGGGCTTCAACATCGTGGGACTCCTGACACTGTTTAACGGCTTCGACTTGCAGCGCACAGCTCACCAGCGCGCCCTCCAGTTGGCGATTGTCTTCACTTAAATCACCGTTGGTTTTCGGGTGGCTTTCCGGTATCGGGCAACTGCTGACTTTCGGACAGCCAACGTAAATAATCGACGGGGTTGGTAAATTCTGGTCGCGTGTGCAGCCGGATAACATCATCAGGCAGAGCAGACCGATACCAGCGGCGCAGGGCTTCATTTTCATTGAGTAACCTCGTGATGGTCTGATTACGGCGACTGGCAAGCTGACCCGCTGCGGTGATTTGCTGACGCAGTACCACCTGCGCCCGCTCGTTACGCTGACCGCTGGCTTGCAGTTCACTGATGGCCACCGCGTTGGCCGCAAGCGCTACCTGCATTTGTGCAATCGTGCGGTTTGCCGCTGTGACTTTGTTATTCGCCCATCGCCAACCAGAAAGGGATGCCACCAGCGAGAGCAGTAACGCGGCAATGATAAATTTCATGGCACCCCCTTTAGGCAATGTTTCAGCTCGCGTGCGCGCCGGTTCTCCAGCCCCGCATTTTTTACGCCGTTGACATATACCCAGCGCGGGAGCTGCTGGCATGCTTTCGCCCACTCAGCACGCCTGATAAATGCCGCCAGCGTAGAGCCGCAAGCTGCGCCGGTGCCGACGTTAAACGCCATACTGACCACCGCGTCATACACCGGCTGCGGCATGGCCACCGGCATACACTTATCCACGGCGCGCTCAGTCATGATGACGTCGGCTATCAGATTGCGGGCGGCGTCATGTTCGGTGATATTTGTCGCCGGTTTCACCCCCGCAGTGTGGCCGATGCCTGATGTCCATACGCCTGCGCTGCACTGGTACGGACTCAGGCGGCACCCCTCAAGGTCAGCAATGAGTGCCAGCCCTTCATCGGAGGTTTTTACATAACGGTAATCAGGCATCAGTGCGGCCAGTGCCAGCACGATGGCCACACTGCAACGCTTAACGATTGAGCTCATCGAAAACCCTCCGGCTCAGGCCGTTACGCTCCAGCAATTTGTAACTTTTGCGGCGGTAATACCAGTTAACAAAGAATGTCCCTACCGCCACCAGAGCCCCCACCAAAAACGCAATATCTTGCGGGGTCAGCGCACCGATAAACGCCAGTGACATGGCGAGGCCGTAGGCAATCTGTGATGTAATTTTTTCCATTGTCAGTCCCATAGCTGGACGGTTTCAGAAACCGGCGCGGCGTCAACGGCGGGTAAAATCACCACGGTGCCATGTGGCAAGATTTCGCCCAGTTCAGCCAGCCCGAGATTGGCAGCAAGCACGGACTCAACCACGCCGCCGGTGCGCCCATAGTGGCGATAACACAGGGCGTCGAGCGTGTCGCCCTGCTGCGCGATAACCTGCATCAGAGCTGGCTCACCATGCCGCGTGCCTGACCTTGCAGGCGGGAGACGTGCCAGCGCATATCACGCCATTGGTCATCCACAGAAACCTCCAGCGCTTCGGCCTTTTTGTCCCCTTTCGCGCTGGCGTCATAGCTGCGGTAACGCTCATAAATCACGGCGGTGGTCATCGCGCAGACCGCGCTCAAATAGTGGAAACACTTCACGCTTTCACCGTCGAGCTGCTCGGCGGGAACCTCCGCCAGCGTTTTAAAACCCGCCTCAATCTGCGCATCTCGATACGGATAAAGCTCGGCGTTCACCTCAGCCATCGCGGCTTTGATTGCCCGGCGAAAACGTGCAGGCGTGACGACGTGGCCAAGCCGGATGTTTTCGCTCACCTGCTCCGGGTCAACGTCAGGGAAAAAAAAGGTATTGGTGATAACCGGACTCACCACCGCATCAGGCGGAATAACCAAGTCAGGGGAAACAACCACAGCGGGTCGCGCCGGGGCGGTGGTCATAACAATGTCCATTTCTCAAACCTCAAATAGGTGGACGGTGGACGCAGGCGTCAGACGAGGTAAAAACCTGCATCAGCCTGCGTGCCGTCCGGCGCGGGGCGCTTTCAGTTAACTGCCGGAGAGTGCGGTTTTGCGTGGACGTCCACGCTTAGCCTGCGTCGCCGCAGGCTTTGCGGCCTTGCCCGTACGCCCGCGCTTAGCCGGGGCGGCTTTGGGCTTCACAGGTTCAGGCGCTGGCCGCAATTCTCTCTCCAGCCGTTCTATGTCTTTTTTCACACCGGCGGCGCTGTCGAGCTGCATCGCGCGTTGCAGGTGGATCAATGCCTGCTCAGGCTGGCCGTTATCACGCAATACCTGACCGGTAATTTTGTGCAGCTTGGCGCGCACCGGGTCGGGCATATCAAACGGGAGCGTCATATCAATGGCGGTCAGCAGGTCATCAACGCTGACGGGCTCACCGGCACTGCGAGCACGCATTGCCGCCAGCGCAACATCTTCGGCAAACAGGTACGGCGCGGGGCGTTTGTTGTTAGGGACGGTCAGTCCGTGTTTCAGCGCATAACGCGCCATGTCAAATGACCCGCGAATGTCTCCGGCATCCAGCGACCACTGGAGCATGGTCATCAGAATGTCGTCCTGACTGCCCGCATCGCTGGTCAGTACACCGGCAATCCACGGCGCATACGACGGCAACATGTCGCGCTTACGCCGGGCTTTGTCTTCCACGGAATAAATCGTTTTCAGTATCTGGCGGTCTCCGCGCAGCTTCATCAGCATCTGACCGTAAGGCAGTGCCGAACGCAGCGGATTACTCACCCGCTGCGACGAGGCTTTTTCAGCAGAGACCCGCATCATGTGACGCTGTGCGGGACTCAGCATGGGTTATGCCTCGCTTTCTGTTTCGGCTGGGGTTTCGCTGTCCGTAACAGGTGCGGACAGTTGAGAGGTTTCCGCAGGCGTAAAATCACCGAGCTGGATGTTTTCAATCATCGCCGCGCAGCCGTAGTCCTCGACCACATAGTCAATTTTCAGTGACTCGTAGTTTTCGATGCGGTCACGGCGCGCCACTTCTTCGATATGACGGCGGTGCGAGCTGTCCATGATGTAAATAGACAGGTTATCCAGACGGGTGATCAGCAGGGCATTGTCAGGGAAGTACGGCACACGAACCGCTGGCAAATTGCCGATGCGCTTCTGGCTGACGATGATGTCACCGGCCAGTTTTTCGCTGTTTTCCTGTGATTTATTAATCAGCGGGAAATACTTATCGGAAAGCATTTTTCGGCCACACACGACAACCAGATTCGGGTCTTCGGAGTGCCAAGCGTCCAGCAGAAAATCGGTGGCATTCATGACAGCAGCGTCGATATTTTCGAAATCACCGTTCTTACCGATTCGCACGGTGGCGGAGACGACTGCGCCGTCGTCATCGGTGATTTTATCCATCACGCGCTCGGCGGCTTCGTTGCGCATTTTTTGCAACCAGCCCACAGCCACGTCCTGCAACATCGGGTATTTGCTGCGGTCAGAGTCCGCCGCACGGCTTACGCCGTTGAAACCGGCCATGATGTAATCCAGCGCCTGACGTTTGGCGATAGCGTCACGCAGACGGATCTGGAAGTCCTGATAACGCGCCCACAGGTCAAGGGTGTTGTAACGGATATGGAAATCGAAATTCACCTGCTCGCATTTATATTTACGCGAGGTCAGCGACTGGAAATCGGCGGTTTTACGCTCTTTGTCGCCGTCGGTGTTCGCCGTACTCGCGATTGAGCCCGTCACGCCGAGGCCGATTTTTTCACCTTCCTGCTCATCCACCGGCACCATATTGATGCGGGTCAGAAACTCGGATGACTCCTGCACGGTGGTGATAAGGGTCTGCGTCACCGACGGCTCAACGCTGAATTTATGGCTCAGGTCTTCTACGCTAACGCCGTTGAGTTCAGCGACGCGGGACAGGTAGGCATTGAATTTAAAGCGAGTATTTTTGCGCATATTTCTCTCTTAATTTTTTCAGGAATTCAGGATTAACGCTGCCGATCAGCAGTTGGTCATAAAGGTGCTGGCACCGTCCCCGCCGGGGGATACCGGGCGTTTGGGCTGCTTAAAGCTTTCGGTATCGTCAAGCGACGATTGCAGGGAAGAAAGCGCCGTTTCGCTGGCAGAGACCTGACCTTTAAGCGCGGTGATTTCCTGCTCCATAGCGCTGAAACGCTGTGCGGTGGCTTCGCCCGCGTTTTGCAGCTCTTCGGCGACGATGGTGATTGCTCCCTGCACGTCAGAAAAACGGGCGTCGTCGCTGGTCTGCTTCGCTTTGAACATCCCTTTGATTTTTCCGGTCAGGCTGCAAATCGCGCTTTCGGGCTGATTTTCGAATACCAGCTCAGCCAGCGTGGCCACAGAGAACAAATCATCGGGGTGGTCTTTCTTACTGGCCAGCGGGTTGACCTTGGCGCGGGCGCTGAATTCCAGCATTTCGGTGCCGAGGCTTGCCGGGTCATCAGTGACGGCCAGACCTACCAGATAGGCTTTACCGGTGTTGGCGAAATTCGGGCGAATTTCCATGGACGTATAAATTTTCTGACCGGCTTTGACCATAGCGGCCAGCTCGTCAGTGGGGGTCATTTTGGCGAACAACGCCCATTTGCCATTGAGGATTGAATCATCATCAATCAGCTCTTCTTTCAGCTCGACCACATCGCCAAGGCGCTTAAAGTCGCCGTTTGGCAGCAGCCCCCGGAAGTGCTCCAGATTGATGCGGCAACCGTAGACACGCGGGTCAAATGACGCCGCCATTTGATGAATATCGTTGGCGTCGATTTCGCGCCCGTCGCAGGTGTCACCCTCAACGCCGATACGAAACCATTGAGATACTTTCTTTGCCATTGTTCGCTGTCCTATGTGGGTTGGGTTCGGGCTTAGTTTCCCGACCTGACGCCCCAACGGCCAGCGGTTGGCGTCTGACGATCTGTTACACAACAGGGGGTTAATGCGAGGGTTTGAGCGGTTGCGTAGCGTTGCAGCCATTGATGCAACGGAGCGATGACATGACCGAAAATAACAACACTGGAATAATCAACGACCCTCGCAGACAGGCGGCACTGTTCTACTGGCAGGGTTTTTCCGTGACCCAAATTGCGGAAATGCTGAACCTGAAAAAACCGACGGTGCAAAGCTGGAAACAACGCGAGAAATGGGACGACATCGCGCCAATTTCCCGTATTGAAAACAGCATCGAGGCGCGGCTGAGTCAGTTGGTAATGAAAACCAAAAAAGAGGGGCAGGATTTTAAAGAAATCGACCTACTAGGCAGGCAGATTGAACGTCTGGCACGGGTTAACCGCTACATGGCCACCGGCAGTGAGGCGGATTTAAATCCCAACGTGGCCAACCGAAATAAAGGCGAACGTAAGAAGGTGGAGAAAAATGTTTTCTCTGACGAGGCGATCGCGAAACTCAGCGATATCTTTCTCGATGATGCGTTTGAATATCAGCGCGGCTGGCATCAGGCGGGTTTGCAGCATCGTATCCGCAATATTCTTAAATCCCGACAGATTGGCGCGACCTTCTTTTTTGCCCGCGAGGCGTTGCTTGATGCGCTGACCACAGGGCGTAATCAGATATTCATCTCGGCCAGTAAATCGCAGGCGCACGTCTTTAAAAATTACATCATCGACTTTGCCCGGCAGGTGGACGTAGACCTTAAAGGCGATCCGATGCAGCTTTCAAACGGCGCGCGCCTGTTCTTTCTGGGGACAAATATCCGTACCGCGCAGAGCTACACCGGCAATCTTTATCTGGATGAATACTTTTGGATCCCGAAATTTCAGGAACTGCGCAAAGTGGCCTCCGGGATGTCGCTGCATAAAAAATGGCGTACCACCTATTTCTCTACGCCGTCGAGCCTTGCCCACAGTGCCTATCCGTTCTGGTCTGGAGAGCTATTCAACAAAGGCCAGCGCGATAAGAGCAAGCGTATTCAGCTTGACCTCAGTCACAGCCATTTAGCTGCGGGGGTTAAATGTGACGATGGCCAGTGGCGGCAGATTGTCACCATAGATGATGCGCTGGCCGGTGGCTGCGACCTGTTCGACCTCGACCAGCTTTGTCTGGAATATGCCCCGTCGGAATATCAGAACCTGCTGATGTGCGAATTTGTCGATGATAAAGCGTCGGTGTTTCCGTTCGAATCGTTGCAGGGCTGCATGGTGGACAGTCTGGAAGAGTGGCCGGACTTTAATCCCTACGTTCACCATCCGTTTGATAATAATCCGGTGTGGATTGGTTACGACCCGTCGGAGGCGAACGGCGGCGACAGTGCCGGTTGCGTCGTCATCGCCCCACCGGAACAGCCGGGCGGCATATTCCGCATTCTGGAGCGGCACCAATGGCAGGGCATGGATTTTGATGCGCAGGCCAAGGCGATTGAGGCACTGACGGAAAAATATAACGTCGAGTACATCGGCATTGACGCCACTACAGTGGGTCAGGGCGTTTACCAGCTCGTCAGGCAGTTTTACCCGGCTGCGCGCGAAATTAAATACACGCCGGAAATCAAAACCGAAATGGTGCTGAAAGCGAAAAACACCATTCATCGCGGTTGCCTGCAATACGACGCCGGGCACACCGATATCACCGCCTCATTCATGGCCATTCAAAAGACTATGACGGCCAGCGGGGCTAAATCGACTTTCCGAGCCAGCCGCAGTGAAGAAGCCAGCCATGCTGACGTTGCGTGGGCAACCATGCACGTATTAATCAACGAGCCGCTGACAGCCGCCTCCGGCAGACAAATGAAATCCACTTTGGTGATGTACTGATATGAGCAAACGAAACCGCAGGGCAAAAAAACTGACAGCGCAAAATGACACGCAGAAAAGCGAGATTTTCCGCTTTGACGAACCGGCAACGGTTATGGACAGGCGCGACATTCTCAATTATCTGGAGTGCATGAGTAACGGGAAGTGGTACGAACCGCCGGTGACGTTCTCCGGGCTGGCTAAAAGCTTTCGCGCCGCCGTTCATCACAGCTCGCCAATGTATGTTAAGCGCAACATTCTGGCCAGCACGTTTATCCCGCACCCGATGCTTTCACAGCATCAATTTAGCCGTTACGCGCTGGATTACATTGTTTTTGGTAATGCGTTCATTGAAAAGCGCATGAGCGTGACGGGCAAACTGCTCAGGCTTGAGACCTCACCGGCCAAATATACACGGCGCGGCATAGAGGATGATGTCTACTGGTTCGTTGAAGACTTTACCACCCCGCACGCGTTTAGCCAGGGGGACGTATTCCACCTGCAAGAGCCAGACATTAATCAGGAATTGTACGGTTTGCCGGAATACCTCAGCGCGTTAAACAGCGCGTGGCTCAATGAGTCCGCCACCCTGTATCGCCGCAAGTATTTCCTCAACGGCGCTCATGCGGGTTATGTCATGTACGTGACTGACCCGGCGCAAAACTCTCAGGATGTCACTGCTCTGCGCGACATGATGACCAAATCTAAGGGCTCAGGTAATTTTAAAAATATTTTCTACCATGCCCCCGGTGGAAAAGCTGACGCTATTAAAATCATCCCGCTCAGCGAGGTAGCCACAAAAGATGATTTCTTTAACATCAAAAAAGCCACGCGTGATGACCTGCTCAGCGCTCACCGTGTACCGCCGCAGATGATGGGGATTATCCCGGACAACACCGGCGGCTTTGGTGACGTAGAGAAAGCAGCAAAGGTATTTGTGCGAAATGAACTGGTTCCCTTACAGGAGCGCATGAAAGAGTTAAACGAGTGGGCAGGAATGGAGGTGGTAAGGTTCAACGAGTATGAGCTTTAAGCCCTAAAACAATTCACAGACCGCCGGTAATAAGGCGGTTTTTTTATGCCCGCCGCATACGCCATCAGAAGCACCACACGCCGCGCACCGCCGCCAAAGCATCCGATTTCATCCCAAACTTTAAAACCCCGCCACAGCGCGCACAGACGCGATAATAATTAAATAAAAAGCCGCCAGCGCGCAATGCTATCCCCGCCACGCCTGCCCGCTTTATGTGCCGGTTTTAATGCAGTTGCATGATCTTAACCGAAGCGCGCCAGCACTAACGCTAAGGGAGATAAAGGCCATTATTAAAAGCATGCAAAATAATGCGTTAAGTGCATGCACGCCTGAGAATTAAATGCTCATAACAAAAAACAGTAAAAACATGATAGAAATACAACTGTTATAGTGGCTAACTTATGCTTAGTTAAATTAAGCGGGAGTGAGTCAATGAACAATTTTAATCAGAAAGCCGTGCTCAACTGTGTGTCTGCTAACTTTGGGTATTATCCCGCTCAAATAGACATAACAACTGAGCATTTTAGCGTCTCGACCTTACCAACCCTGATTGAGTCTATCAACGCAGTGACAAATAATTTTGGAATGCTAAAAGATTGGATTTACCCTGGTGCACAAGAAGTAATAACGTTGGGAGCCGGTGTCAGTAAAATGCCTTACAGCGCGAGAGTATTTGGGATGCCAAAAACACATACGCTTCATTTGTACGGTAGACACGAAAAAAAAGATATAGAATTTGTCGTGTGGATTCTTTCATTTTTCCTTGGCATGAGGCTAACAACGTCAGAGGCGGGATTCTTAGATTCCACCTCAACAAAACCTAACAAACTAGTTGATTTCGTATTGCACAAAAGCGGCCCACAGGCAGCCATTCAAGTGGCGTTAAATTTTATTCATTCTAATAAAGGCGATACAATTTCACTAAAAAGAATTGCTGCGATCGTTCATGCGCTATTCATTGCACAGAACCCACAGAATCTATCATTTGAGAGATTTCAATATTTATACATGTCACTCGATGGATGTTTCGCATCATTATGGGAAGCTGGAGACAAACGTAAACCAAAACATTCTATGCGAATAAAATGGATGTGCGATAAATTTAACATGCCAGTTCCTCCGTGGGCGGGTGAACAATCATTAATTGCATCTCTCAGAAATGAAAGTTTCCATGAGGCTATTTTCTTTGGACAACCACTAGGCTTTTCTAGCCTTCTTGATAGTCCAGATCACCCCATACCTCAGAATTTAACACTTCAAATGGAAGCATTAATCTGCCGATTACTAATTGCTATTTTAGGTGTAAAAGATCAAGCTTATATAACATCCCCAATCAACTCTCGTGAAATGCATGCATTGACCATTCAACTAACATAATTATTAATGCAATATCCACTACTATCCCACTAGCGCTAAATCAGCGCTAGTGGGTTATAAATAGCATCACATTAACTCAACTGTTATTTAGACACTTTTTCTTTGATGTAGTTGATAATCCCCATTATCAACTCACTAATCGGCGTCGCCAATTGTATTGTATTTGAATCACTTTTGTCGTTGCGATTTTTATCTGTTGGATGTTGGAATGCAGACTTGAGCAGAGTCAAAAGTAAAGTTAAACCAACACCAAGAATAAATGCGACTATTGCTATAAGGGAACTGGCGGATAACCAATCAGTAGATAAGTTAGACATAGCATTTCGATTTTGATCCAAAACCGAAGCCGCTGGTGGTACTGCTGCTGATTCATGACCATTCTCAGGTAGATTGGTACATTTTGTTGAGGGTTGACAGGTATCAGCTTCTGGCGTTTGAGTCAAAGCCGTAACAATACTACTTTTCGCCACAAGAAGGCTATTACCTACCTTAAGAGCAAAATGTAAGCCGTAGGATAGGAAAACTATTGCGAAAAAAAGCACTGTGAAAGATAAAACCAGTCGCATCCCGCGTCTCTCAATACCGTCATGCACATCCCTTCTTATGAGAATATCAGGATCTGCATCTCCGGTAGGAGGCGGTGTCGGAGAACCCGGAGGTACTTGTGTCGGGGCTTGTCCAGATAAATCTACATTTGCCATAAAAAAAATCACCATTATTTTCAGAATAATGGTGATTTTAAACTGGTTTAAGAAAAGTTAAAGGGCTATCAATAAGCCATGCCTAAACTTTTTAGGCGCCAATGCATGGCTGCCTCTGAAACATTGAAGATGTTCGCCAAACGCCAAGTACTATCAACACCTTCGCGAGAAACTAATTGACGAATAGCATCCTCAGGCATTAGAAGTTCAGCGGCAAACTGATTAGCTTCAATTTCACTATAGTTAACTGTACCAGTTGAGTAATTCCCAACGTTATCACGATGGTATTCTCCATCTTGCGTATGACCCAAAACATGATGACCGAGTTCATGCGCGACTGTGAAACGTTGGCGGTTATAATGTTCGTTAGAATCAAAATAAATTCTAGGTATGCCATTTTTAATGACGGCCAGACCGCTTAACCCATCGTTGTTATGAGCCGATTCTCTGAGTGCTTCTACTCGAGCACCCCATGCTTCCGCAAGCTTAAACGGATCGACAGGCAGTCGGCGATCCCAATAGCGATCAAGCAGACTTTTAGCTGCATAGTTCATGGTTGCCTCCTACAGTGAAAGTTAAGGGTGTACAGCCTTACCATTTTTATAAAATCATGTCAATACTGTTTTTTCAGCCACTAATATATCACTAAAACAGTTTTTCTCATAATACATTTTAGCTCTCCGCTATTTAACCACAGCCCAAGGTTCATAAATAAATCTTAAGCTGTGTCGCTTAGTGCAGTACGGTGTTTAGCCCTCCTATAATTTAGCTGGCATTTAGCTTTTGTTTCATTTGTTCCCGATATTGAAGCTAGGCCAATCCTGCTGAAACGGATATGAAAATTTCTTACCGTCAAACATCACCGAAGCACCCCGCGCCAACGCCTCTAATTCCCAGCGCTCTGATGTTATTTTGTTTCGTGATAAATCTCGCGCAATCTGCGGCATTCTTTCGCGCTCTCGTCGTGTCATACGTGCGGATGGGGCACAATCTCGTGCTTTTGACGGATTAAATGTGTGTTGATGGTGATTGACCTTCGAGACCTGCCCCTTTAATGCGTCTCTGAGCACCTTGGTGACATCCGGCTCATTCCAATCTACAGCGCCGGTCTCTATAAGATTCATCACCGCTGCGGCGTACTCAGGAGGTGTGGCAGGCAATAAATGCCCGGCTCCGGTCTCGACCTCCCCACAGTTATTGACAGGACTCCGAGGCGCGCCGGAGGCGCTTAGTAAATTCAAAGGATGAACAGCAACATCAACGGCCTTAGAGACAATGCGCCATTGTGTTGTACGGGTTTCATGAATATGACCAGCACCAAGATGCGGGGCATAAATACCGATAACCTTCTGGATCTCTTCGTCATATTCGTTCAGCTCATCAACAACATGGCGAGCAGTTCTGACGGTTTGCACATCACGCGGCACGTTTGCGCCACCCTGTGCCGAAATGTATGCGGCAAAATCGCCTGTATCAGCTGCTGTGCGGGCAGCTTCGACCAGCTCATCAAACTCATTGGCGATACTCACACCACGCGGTAAGCGGCGCAGTTCGCGATAGGCTCCCATGGTCGGAAGACCAATAGGTTTAAACTGAGGGATACGCCAAGTGGAAGCCCAAGCTGTTACCGCTGCGGCCGTTTCTGATAGTGGGCGTCCGGTATCGTGATCAAGTTCGCCATCAAGGGCGTAACCATCGATATTTTTTGCAATGTATTTAGCTATATAACCCGCAGCACCACCTTTATTCATATGCTTACACTGAAAACGCTGCTTTTGAGCGCCGCGCTCTTGGCCGTCTTCTTTTAGTGCATAACGACGCATGATATCGACAGCCGCCTGACGCTGCGCACGGTCGCAGAACAGCATCATGTGCCAGTGGGGGGTGGCGTCGTGGTGCGGCTCAACAACACGCATCCCATAAACCCTGACACCAGCGTCTTTAAACGCCGTGCGCATTTTGCTCCAGATTTTCACCAGATAGCGCTGGCCGTCTTTTGGTGAAAACGCCGCATCATCCCACTTGTGATTAAAATTAACTTGGCGCTTTTCTTTCGCTCCGACCTGACGTGTTGGGTGATATTTAGACGGCGTGGTGATGGTGATAAACATGCCGATATGCCCCGCGCTGGCAGCATATTTTTCTATTCCTGCAATGGTGCTCATTAGCTCCATGCGGCGGATTTCAGGTTAGAAATACTCCCCATAACTTTATCAATTAGGTCGATGCGCTCGCCGGTTTCGACGTTCTCCAAATCGCAGGATTTCAGATATTCCATTGCGGCCAGGCGGCGCGCGCGAACATCGCGAATGGCTTGCTTGCTGGCATAGCCTGACTTTTGCAGATTGACCTCACCAACAGCAATCAGCAGTGCTTCACGCCACTGCATCCGTTGCGCTTTGAACTGGCGAACCCACCACTCATCATTTACCAGCCGGGCAATACTGGAGAACGCTGCGCGCATGTCCATTTTTCGCTTACTGTATTTTTTCCAGTGCATAGGGCTGACATTAAAGCGACGGGCAATCCCGGCAATCTGCCCGTATATTTCCTGCTGTGCCCGGTCAGTAAATAGTGCTGATTGCTCGCCATCGTGCCGGGCAATGTACTGATCGCTTAAATCTTCGTATTCGGTAAATAGACGTGATGATATCCGCATAGCCAACAGCTTAAGCTCGCGGTCATTCATGCCCGGCAATTGACGATAGGTTTCTGCCTCTTCGCTAAAGAGCTGCAACGCTCGACCCTCGAATTCCTGCGCATATTTATGGTTAATAATCTCAATGCGCGGCCAGATGCGAGGCATAAAAACGTTGAACAGGAAACGGTGCGCGGTCAGCAAGCCGGAGGCTTTACGCAGATACTCATGACGACCGGCAAAGATGCCGCTCAGAAAATGTGGAAGGGAATGAATTTTATTTAAAATCGCTTGCCCCTGATGGTATTCATCACGGGTAAGCGCTCTTTCTTTGCCGATAGATTCTTTTGGCGCACTCCAAGAATAAACACCAACAAATTTAACCTTGTTGGTGCTGTTGATTTTTGGCGGCGGCGAGGGGGCAACGCGCCCCCTTGTAATTAAGTGCATTATTATTTATTCACTGAGGCAGCAAAAAATGCCTCTTGGCAAAGTTTCCCAACATTCTCAATGGATGACGCAAGCTCTGAAATGGTTTTCACTTTTGATGCGCGAATATCAAAATGAATAAGACCACCCACCAATTGATCAATCCTTGAGTAATAACCAATAGCCTCTAAATACTCTTGACCTTTCTTTTCTCCAGAAAGAACCATTTTCTTTTTATTCAGAATAAACTGTAATGAGTCACTTGTTATTACCCATGAACCCCCTACTGCAATACGAATCATAATGAGCCCCTATAATGCTTCTGTTTCTTTTCGGTAATTTCTTGGCACGATACGCAGCGCACCACTCCGGGGAACGCTGCGCGGCGTGCTGCGGGGATTGGCTGGTCGCAGTCTTCACAGACCGAGGCTGATACACCGCTGTTGTTGATACGACGAGCCTCAATCTGCCCGGCTAAAACATCAAGATTTCTTTGTTGTATTGAGTCCATTAAATCTGGCATTACATAACCCCTTGATTTTCTAAACCTGCATTATGAAAACGAATAGACTCTTGTTGGAGAAGTTCTAATAACTCCACTTTATTTAAATCATCTTTTATGGCGTGACTGATTAACGCATCAAGATGCGAGGAGAAACTAATAGCTGCATCATTACGTGCTTCATTGCGAGCCTGTTGTAACATCCAGTCATTCGCCTCACTGGCTGCTTTATTCCTCATTTCTTGGCCGACTGTTAAAGACATTTATTTAACTCCAGATAAAGAGAAGCCCTACGCCGTCAAGCGCAATATTTAAATCAAACCATTAGTGGAGGTAAGTTTCTGGGCGAACCGACGTTAATACCGTGGGAGCATTTTCAAATAGGCTGAATAACTCACGTAAAGCTCTAAATAAATCCTCCCGCCAAGTACAAGCCTCATCATCAATTCGCCAATGCGGCATGCTGAATTCTTCTGATGTTAAACCGGCGTGTAAATACAAAGTCCGGCGTTCGCTAATACTCAGACGGGATATAAAACGGGCTTTAGTCATTCCTACGCATCGGAATTTATCAAAAGCACAACGCAGCTCATCAATAGCGCAAACAATAAGCTCGCGGTCAGCTTCATTCATTTCTTCCAAATTCATAACTGAATGAGACTGTTTTAATTGAGCGTGGAAGCACACTGTCAGGCGTTCGCGCTCGGTCATCAGATTGTAAAGTTCACACGTTTTAAGCCAGCGAGCCTGTGCAAGACGCTCGCCTACAACACGGCGCAATCCCTGCGGCTGTTTCATTACGAGTGCTGCGGTGATAACTGTCATTTTTGCCCCCATGATAAAAACATTTTTAATGCTGCAATGCGTCCAACAGGGCGCTGTCGGATAATGATTCCTTTACGTCCCTTCCCATGAGTAATAGAAGCATTCATAGGGCGGCTGACCTGATGGTTCCGCAGCATCTGTGCTATTGAAATTGGCGTTTTCATAAACCCATCCATAACAGCCAAGCATCACGCTGCTCTTTAGGTCGGTTGTAAAATGCTTCTTTAACTGCCCGATTAAACTCAGGGATAAATACCCATTTATCACCGGCGCGAGCATGAGGTTTGCTCGGATCACGCAGCTCAATTACAGGGAGTTTGTTTGCTCTAACCATTTCTGTTACTGCGCTCTGAGATTTCCCCAGCAGTTCAGCAAATTTATCCACATGAACTGCGTCAAGCGGGTAACGGATCGCATAATCTTCAGCTTTCATTTGTGCTAATCTCCATTGATCCAACTCCATATAAAACGTCTAGAACCGTTCTAAGCCGTCTGACGGTTGGATTTTCACACCTTAAAAGGTTTCTTAATGGGTACCTTTTAGGGGCAATATAGTCTCCAATAGGAAACCATGTCAATGTCTATGGGCCAAAAACTTAAAGCCGTTCGAAAGGCTGAAGGATTAACTCAGAAAAAATTCAGTGAAATCAGCGGAATTGCTTTGAGTACACTTAAAAACTATGAGGGTGACTACAAATCACCCGGCTTGCAGGTGCTTTTACAGGTAACCAATGCACCACAATTTCAGAAATACACTCTGTGGTTAATGACAGATAAAACTGCGCCGCAAGCTGGTCAGATAGCACCGGCTTTCGCACACATTGGGCAAGACTCAACGGATTCAGACCACTCAGAGAAACAGATTGGTTAACACTATATAAACATTACATTTTCACTATTTGTTACCAAGATAGTGAAATATGCACCGGAGGGCTTTCTTATGTCGATTAAGAAGCTCGATGATGGTCGCTATGAAGTGGACATTCGACCTGCCGGGCGCGAAGGACGTCGCATCCGTCGGAAATTTGATAGAAAAACTGAGGCTATCGCTTTCGAGCGTTACACATTGGCCAACGCAACCCAAAAGGAATGGGTGGGTAAGAAAACAGACCGGCGAACGCTTAGTGATTTGTTGGATATCTGGTGGAAGTATTTCGGCAAGAATCATCAACACGGGACAAAAGAGCAAGGTCATCTGAAAAAGACCATTGCGGGAATTGGCGACAGACCCCTTAACCAACTAAACAAACGCGCTGTGATGGACTACCGGAGTACTCGACTTGATGCAGGGATAAGTGCAGCCACGATTAACCGTGAGATTTATCGTTTTTCCGGCATGTTTACCAAGCTCATCGAACTGGAGGAGCTTTGCAGCACAAATCCGATTCATGGAATTTCGCCCTTACCGGAAGCCATCCCGGAGATGACTTTTTTAGATTTTCAAGAAATTGAAACGCTGTTGGATGTTCTGGAAGGTGATGCAAGATTGGTCGCGCTTATAGCACTGAGCACTGGCGGGAGGTGGACAGAGGTTTTAACCCTTAAACCCTCGCAGGTAATAAATTGCCGGATAACTTATTTGAAGACAAAGAATGGAAAAAAGCGCACCGTTCCGATTTCTGAAAGTCTACAAAAAGAAATCTTATCCAAGGCGAGCGCAAAGCTTTTCAAAGTTGATTACGAGAAGTTTTGTGAGGTTTTAAGAAAGGTAAAATCTGATCTGCCAGCAGGCCAGGCGACGCATATTTTAAGACATACGTTTGCAAGTCATTTTATGATGAACGGTGGCAATATTATTGCCTTACAGCAGATTCTAGGTCATGCAAACATTCAGCAAACAATGGCATACGCTCATTTAGCGCCTGATTATTTGCAAAATGCTATTACTCTAAATCCGCTACGTGGCGAGATCGATCTACGAGCTGATGGGTTTAACAAGTAAGGCGTAAGATTGGGGCTGGTATTGTTGAAGCTGACATTATCGGTCTCTAACTGCGTCCACATCGTGTCCACGCTGATGACAACTTAGGAGTATTTGAGACGGTTCCAGCTATTTGTAATTGACTGTTTTAATTATGATTTACATCTAAGTCTTTGAAAAAAAACCCGCCGATTAAGGCGGGGAAGACAGGGATGGTGTCTATGGCAAGGAAAAACAGGGATCTTACTCGGTCGTGCTGGTACTACTCGTCTTCTGGGCAGAAGAGGGCTGTAATCCAGATAACTGCATTTGCATCTGTTTC